GTGAGTATTTACCTTCCCACATCAACGAGTTAATTGCGATTGGAAATGGTGAGTTGTTAAACATACGTAAAGTAAAGTTTTCTGTACGTTGGTGGATAGGTACGGTGTAGATGTTTTCAGTGTCAAGCGGTGCATCGTCGGCTAGGTAGACAAACAAAGTGGCAGGACCGGTGATAGTGCCCCCACCGTTGACAACTAAGTCATAGTTACCAGGACTAGCTTCGTAAACAGTAAAGTTTGAATACTCAACACCGTCTAGTTTAGCCTTGACATCAGTGGTGTACTGAAGTGGGATTTCAGTATCGGTAAATGAAAATACATTTTGAGAACTACCGCTATCAACGGTAAACGTTTTTTGTGCTGCATATCTGTCCCTACTCCGTAAACGGAAGCTAAGACCACCAGAAAGACCGGTGCTAAACTTCATGCGAGACATGGTAAGTGCAGCAGTAAAGTCAGTGACTTGTGGATTAGGGCGATAGAAATAACGAGGAAGTTCTACATCAAAGTCGTAGACATAACCAACAACAAGGTTGTTAAGATCATCGGTAAGGTCAGCAATCACTTGAAGTGCATCGCTTGCAGTAGGATCACCTGTAAATTGGTAAGAAACTTCACGTGGATCTAAGTAATAAGTACCAGGTCCATTAAAGTCACCAGTAGTAGTGTTACCATCAATTACTACAATAGGAGTACCGCCTGAATGTAGATGACCAACTTTAATGTAAGTAGTTCCATTTACAACTTCTGCTTCACCAGTCGCTACCTTTCTGTACATGTCAATACAGGGATTAACAGAAAGGCCTTGTGCGTTAGTGATTTGAACGTCAGGGTTTTTACTAAGTGAGCACTGAAGTAGGCTCATTGAAGTACCAGACAGCGATGAATAAGAATCCAGAACAATGTAAGCCTTATCACCATCAACGTGGATGAACTTAATGTCACCGTTAAACTCCCATTTAACCCACGAAGAAATAGGACGGTTTTGATCGGTAGAAAATCTAAATACATACGCATATTCACTATCTTTATTTGACAGGATAAGCGTATTGCTTTGAGCAGCAGCAGTTAATCTATCAATATCAGCAGGGATCCAACCTTTTACTTGATCACTAACATCTACAACTTGAGGACTTTCTTCACGTCCAGCAGTGCTAAATGCCATCAGACGTGAATCATTTGGCATTCGGTTAATAAAGAACGAAGAAGTGCCGATTTCTACAGGATCGACGTACTCATAACGTTCAAAAGTAGACAGCGTTCTGATTGCAGTTGACGTCGGGGTTAGCACCCCAGTGTCAGAATAAAGAAGGAATTGCTGATCCTTTGCAAAACAGACAAGACCTTGAGGTGTGCTGATTACAGAGTCAAGTGTTACATCTTTAACTGCAGAGCAGTTGATGTCAATAGGATCTGCATCAGTTAATGTCTGTGCGCTAGTGTAGAACAAGTTAAAGAAATCACCAGCTTTACTGAAAAAGATGTTGTCTTTACTTAGAAAACCTAGCCTATTATCCTCTAGGAAAATGTGTTCAATTTTATTATCGACAAATGACGGCAGTGGACAGGTCGTATCATCGCCAGCATCCCTAGCGGTCCAGCTGATCTGTTCCACATCAAATGTAGTCACACCAGTACCAGTATTCTTGTTATTGAATACCAATTCGATTGGCATAGTAGAAGCAGCAAGCGTGCTAGCTACATATGGCGAACGAGTTTCAGTCCAAAAGCCAGGACCACTTGTACCATCATCGGCGTTAAATTTAACCCACCAGTTGTCAAGTGCACTACTACTGTTTACAATCTCAACACGATAACCCTCTTTAGATTCAGCAGGTAGATCGGTTAAGTTGTTTACCTGATCTTGAAACACTTTAAGGACGTCAACTACCGCACCTTCTTCTAAAATTTCAAGTAGAAAGTCTTCTTTGGGACTACTAGTCTCTTCAATAACACAGCTTTGAGAGAGAACTGTATAAGCAAAAGTGAGACCTAGAGCAGATGCAGCAGTATCTAAATTATGTTTGAATCCGTTAGAAGAAGTGTCTTCAAAAAACTCTTTAAAAGAAGCGTGACTTGTTGCAGTAAACGTAACGTCAGCAAATGTAGATGTGGATATTTTCTTAACACGAAAAGTAAACTGTTTGCTGGCAGGATCTTGATAAGCTCTGACGGTTACCCTATGTTTAAGGTCATCTTGTTGTTCTTGTTCGCTACCAGTACCGGTAGTCAAAGGAGTCAGACCGACAACTTTGTCTCGGTTAAGAAGGATTGTTGTATCTTGAATAGATAGTGCTCGGAATTGTTTTACAGGATCAGTGATACCGCCAAGATAATTAAGAAAGCTACTGGGATCATTAAGTACAGCCTCTTCACCAGTATCAATGTCCCATACTTTAACCACACCAGTTCCAGATAATGTTGCTGCAACAAGCCCAATGTAACGGTTACCTACTTTTTCAAAGTAAAACCAGTTTGAGTTTTGATATGCAGCAGTGCCTTGAATAAGTTCATGTAGGAATTGAGTACCGGGGCGCTTGGTTAGACCGAAGGTGGGATCGATAAAACCGTTAATACACTCACGAACTTGACCAGGAAGTTTTTGGTCGTCAGAAAGCTTTGATACCCCACCTAAGAAATTGTTAATCCGTTGTGTAATTGCTGCCATTATCGATACAGTGCGTTATAAGGTTGATAGCTTTGGTACCGGTTAGTAGTACCAGAATGACCAAAGAAGGTGTAGTCGCCTTGTTCACACTCATAATCCAACATCACACCACGGGTGAACGCCTCTTTTTGAAGCAGGTATGTATACTGGTTTGAGTCACCAACAATACGGGTAGACACGACAGAAGCGGTGCGAGCAATGATATACTCAATTACAGGACGAGGAAGTTCATTAAACTCCCTATACCAAGTAACGTCTACCTCAATATCTTCTTCTACAAACTTGTGGTTTGCACGGTCATACAAGGCGGTATAAGTTGTGTTATCAGTGTGAGTATAAATACGAGGGGTGATGTCGTAAGATACTGTGGAGCTTGAATCAACTTGAAGTGCATCATCCGGAAACAACACCCGTTTGACAGTTCCAATCGTTGTTGCTACTAGCTCATAATGAAGTTCTTTATTGAATGACCAACCTTCAGATTGTACTTCTCTTGAAACCTCATTCAAAGTCTCTCGTGCAATCGTAACATCCGGGTTAGTTCCATCTAGAGTTGTTACGCCAGCTTGTCCGCATGAGCGTAATATCTGATTTACAGCTTCAAGTTCAGAATAAGAAGGTACAGCCATAATTATTGAAAAAAATTAAAAAAAAGGAGCCCCCGAAGGAGCTCCCGAAAAGAAAAATATAAACCCTATCAGGGGGCAGGGTTTGCAATGTTTGCAGGATACGAAGTACCGAAGGGGCTGTCAGCAGCAGCGCCAGCGTACAGTTCCACACAAGCAGCGGGGTTCAGGAAGTCAGCGCCCATGGCGAGACGACCCAGGATCACGTCACCTTGGTAGATAACGGACACGTCACCGCTGGTGACCTGAACCTGAGGAGAAATAGCTTCCACACAACCAGCAGCTTCACGCTGGAAGATCAGGCCGCAGGAAGAGTTGAAGGAGGTTTCACCACCGTAGTTGTTGTTGATACCGGTGTCGCTGTTAGCAGCCGGTTCGAACTCGGTGTCGCTACCAACAAAATCGCCAGTGTTACCGGGGCTGGCAGGACCACCAGACACGCCGTACTTAACACCATAGTTGCCCAGGAACGGAATGTTCATGGACTTGTAGATCTTGATACCGGCGATCTCAATGATGCCTTTACCACTTTGCAGCGCAGCACCTTGAACGTCGCGGTTGATCAGACCATTGTCACCCACTTTCTGGATCAGAGCGTAGTACTGACGGGGGTTGAGAACCGCGACCCGTCCGTCGTTACTGACGCCCTTTTCGTCCAGTGCAGCAGCTGCATTGTAGAAAGCGGTAACCAGAGAGGCGGCGTCGAAAGCCAGATCAGCGGTTGCACCCACTTCAATTTGAGTACCACCGGGCTCAGCGTAGTTAGCTTGGCTAATAGGAGAAGCCTGACGTGCACCTTTAGCGATAGCACGGAAGATAAGGCGGTCGTACTTCTCAGCCAGAGCATAACCAATCTTACGAGAGATCTCGCTACGCAGGTCGTAATGAGAAAGAACCTCATCCAATTCGTAGACGAAAGCGGAGCTGATCAGCAGGTCATCACAGGTGATGGTCTTCTCAGCCACCGGAGGTGCACCATTGGTATCACCCAGGATGCTGTTACCAGGCGTGTGATATTCTGCCTTGGTGCGACCGGTGTAGATAAACTGCACCGACTTGCCACCCTGGAGGGTACGACGCATCACCAGGTCACGAGCAATCGTGTTGTTTTGGAAACCCTTAAACATCTCGCCAGAGAACATTTTAAGGTAAAGGGCGCGGCGTTCGTCAGTAGTAGTCGCCGCTCCATTAAGAGCACCAGGCGCAGTAAGTTGCGCCGGGTTTACATTAGATTGAAAAGGCATTGTTTTAAAGAGAGTTGTGTTTATCAGACTCTCTGAACGTTCAGAGTTATT